GTTAATGCGCAGCAGTCAGAACAGACGACTATTCATGATCGTACCAATCTTCATAATAAGCACGAGACCTCACAGCACCAGCATAGCCCAATTCACAGGCTAATTCAGTCCAGTATTGGAAAACGACAGGCACTTTACAGTACATTCTACACATCGCATCCAACACTTCTGCTAGGTATTCTTCTTTAACGTAACTTATTTTGAAGAAATGTTTAATGGTATAAATCGGTTTGGGACCATCATTCCCAAACTCATGGCCAACAAACTCCAGTCCGTCACTCGCAGATTTCACAATAGCCCCATATTTGGCATAAACGCTCACATCCGTGGCTTGTGCTAATCTCTGCAAAGTGTCATCCCCAACTGCCACAGGCAGTGGTTCAACTGGAGCGCCCTGATCAAGGCACGCCAACACATGAATAATGATCTGTGCGTGAGAATTGGTGGAAATTGTGTTCACGCAACCGGATTTCATGATCCCCCATACAAGCTGCTTATAGGCTTCGCCATTAGACAACACTATAACAGGGTCATAAAACATTCTGATGTACAACTTACGAGCCAAGGTGTTCCACTCGTCAAGTCTCCTTCCTCGTCCCAACCTGTAACGCAGCTCCAACTCCCAATCGAACAGCCACCCGGGAAAAGTCCAATCCCAAGCACGCTTATCCAACCCGGTGTCGTAACCGCGAGCTCTCCACAAACGCAGATATTGCTTCCAACCACCACTAGGTAATTTTAACCCCTGTTGACTAGGGATATAATACGCCTGGTCAATTTCCACATCATTCTGATAGTCGAACAACATGTGCCAAACGATCTGTACATGCAGAGGAGATGCCAAAATGAGACGCCAACGTCCTGCTTCAGCTTTTTCCAACGAGTGAGGCTCACGCTTAATGAACGTTCTAAGAAAAGTCTCGTCCGGGTCTCGAACATATTCAGCAACAAAGTGCCATAGTTCTTCAACTCGATCGGGATCATATTCAAAACCATTCCAGCGCAGCCAATCAGCATTGGTCGAAGCAGTCGCACAATAAGGTATGCCTGGGC